CTTTTTCCTCGGCGATCGTATACTCTTTTGAGTATGTCATGCCCTTTTATATCAGCATCGCCTACATGGAGCAAACCGTTTCCATAACCCAAACCATCGTTGCTAAACGGCTTTAATCTGCCCCCTTTAACAACGGTAGCTCCATTTGATTGAGAACCTTTACACCCCGCTGTCAAAGTATTAGCTTTGTCGGTTGTTTCTCTGACGTTTCGTTGCGTTCTTGGACGCATAGCAGTGGTCTCAGATAGAAAACTAGTAACACTTGGGTCTAATATGTCTTTTAATACCAGTCCTTTGTCCTCTGGCTGGCCATCAACAGGCAAGTTAGTCCAGTAATACCGTTGTCGGTTTTGCGCACTAACTAACGCACTGTTAATTAAGATTGGTTCAACCCCCACTAAATCTGTAATCGCATCAAGATACTCTTTCTTCATGCGCACATTTTCGAGTAAAAAGTATTTTGGTTTGCACTCTTCTAACAGCCTAATAAACTCAAAAAACAATGCCGATCTAGGGTCGTCAAAGGCCAATTGTTTACCTGCAAAACTAAACCCTTGGCACGGTGATCCCGCCAGAAGTAAATCGATGTTTGGTAAGTGTTCGCCCTTTACGTTTTTAATATCACCCAACTGAATAGTGTTTGGGTAGTTTTTCTGAGCAATCTTAATGGCGTACTTGTCAATCTCACTTGCATAATAGTTTTCTACTTTTATGCCTAGGCGGTCTACCGCAATTTGGCCGCAACTCATGCCATCAAACAAACTCAACACATTCATTTTAAAACCTCCTTAATCTTTCTCTTCTTAAAAAACATTGATCTCATTATAACATGGTCGATGCTATCCTTCACAACCAATACTTGCGCCGTTACTTTATTATTCTGACCAATGCGGTGGCAGCGATCGACGGCTTGGTCCATCTCTCCGGGCACCCAACTGTTCTCTACAAACACTACATGACTGGCCGCAGTTAAGGTGAGTCCAGTGCCAGCAGCTTGTATCTGGCCGATAAAGACTTTGGTGTCTGCGTCTTTTTGAAACCGATCGACGTAGCGTTGGCGATCTGTTGAAGTAGTACCGCCATAGACTAGCACTGCTCCGTCGTCTTTAAACGCTTCGTACAACCCTTCACATACTGCCTTGTGGTACGCAAACACCACAACCTTTTCAACGCCACTCGCCATTACATCTTTAATGTAACTAATGCTCTGTGGCAACTTAGCTTCTCCAAGCTCTCGACGGATAGTAGCCATCTCGCCAATAAGGTTGGCGTCGGGCTTCTCTAAAATCTTATTCACGTCAAACAATCCTTCCTGCTTGACTATCTTTTTAGTGTCTTTGGTTTGCTCCATGGGAATAATCTGCATCGTCTTGCTCGGTAGATCTGTAAGCACATCGGCCTTTAGTCGCCGGAGCATCACGGTGCGTTTGAGCCTGTAGTTTAACTCGTCGGTACAACTGGCTCCCTTAACATCAAAACCAAATGGCCCCTCTTTACCGTTACAAAACTTATACCCGTACTTTTTATAATTGTCGTATGGCTCAACCGCTTCTCGTTTTAAAAACCGAAGTATGCTATACAGCTCGATAGGCCGGTTAAGCATTGGGGTACCAGTAAGCATCAGCCGCCGGTTAGCGTTAGCCCCCAGTAGAAACGACGCCTTGGCCCGTTTGGACGTGGGGTTCTTAAGGTAATGCGCTTCATCATAGATCACCATATCGGGGGCCCATGCGCGTAACTGCTCATAGATATACCGTTTAGACACCAGATCGTAGTTAGCAATTACGACGTTGTTAGTAAATAGAATTTGTGTCTTGCCATTGGCTACTACTTGGGTGAGTAGGTTGTCCGACCATTGGTCAAATTGTTCCTGCCACATATACTTTAGTGATGCCGGACACAATACTAAAATACGTCGAGCGTCTATGTACCGCAAGGCCTCAATGGTTTGTACCGTTTTTCCTAGCCCCTGCTCGTCGGCCAGCAATAGGTTTTTATTGGCCACGATCGTTTGGATGCCTTCCTTCTGGTAATCGTATAAAAAATCCGGTAGGGTGAGTCGAGCTGGTGGCTTAATTAGTTTATTTTTAAACATGGCTGTTCCAATACCTGAAAGCTCTGCGGCTCTCATGGCCAACGCCCAGTCTTTGGTTTTCCACGCCATGTTGCCAGCGGACCATCTCATCCTACATTGTTTCGGTATGTCTTTTTCTTCCCGACTGCAAGAATAAAAATACTCTTGCGTTAATGAGTCATAAGTTAAGGTTGGTTTAATCATTGCCGAACTCACTCTTTAATTCCTAGCCAATCTTGGATAATGTTACGTTGGATTTGCCTACTTGCATAGTTAACTGCGGTCCAAGACTTACTTAAAGCTGCCCTAACCACATCTATATCATTCCTCAATTCCTCACTCGCATATTTCAACGCACGCCCACTCCTCAAGAGATTCCCATTGTAACCAACCGCTGCCAGCACCACCTCTTTGTCATTGCGTAATTCCTCACTCGCAAACTCCAACGCAAAGCTATTCGCCCTCACCGCTTCCATTACAACTTCTTTATCACCACGCAACTCATCACTTGCATCCTGCAACGCACCCCCCCATTGCTTCACCGCTGCCAGCACCACGTCACGATCACCCTTCAATTCCCAACTTGCATACCCCAACGCATACCCATCCTGCTTTACCGCTTCCGTCACCACATCCCGATCACCCTTCAATTCCCAACTTGCATACCCCAACGCATACCCATCCTGCTTTACCGCTTCCGTCACCACATCCCGATCAGCACGCAATTCCTTACTCGCATATTGCAACTCACGCCCATCTCGTCTCACCGCTTCTAAAACTTCTGCCTTTGTACTGTTCTCATTAATCATTTTCTTTCTACTCCGCTACTTGTATTCTCGTGTTATCTATTTGCCGGATACGTTCCTGACACACATGGATGATTTTTTCATAATCCAGTCGTCGCTCACCCGGTTTGTTGCGTAATACACGTTTAACAATATCAGCGTCCCATGGGTTCAATTTGTACTCAAGCCAAATGTCCCATGGCTGTATTTTGTACTTGGAATAGTCCGAGGCTCCGACGTTATGAGATCGTATATCGTCACTCATCACAACGCCCCCACAGTTTCAAAGAATAAAAAGAATATAAACGTGAATACGTAGTACCACACGACTAACGCAACCGCAGCCAGTATTGTTCGTATTAAAACGTTGTAGCATACTCCGCCTAAGGTCTTATCGTTTTCGTCTAGGTTCGGACCTGTACAAATAAAGAAGCCAGCAACTATTAACGAGACCCAATACACTACACTATATACAAGGGTTTGATAAAAACTTATTAGATCAATCATTTTTTACCTCCATACACTTAGCCCAACATTCCACTATTTCGATTCTCAATCCCATGCTTACATGTTCAAAAGCATCAACATCACTCCTCAACGCCTCCAAAACCACCTCAGGGTCAGCCCTAAGGTCATCAGCTGCATAACGCAACAACAGCCCACTCGCTCTCACCGCTTCCATAATTTCATGCTTTGTACTGTTTTCATCAATCATTTTTTACCTCCTGTTCCATACGCTCTATCGAAGACCCCAACATTGATAGCAACGACTTCAAATCCTGCTTAATCTCCGCCATGATTACCTCCCGATCGCCTTGATCTTCTTCCTTTGTACTGTTCTCATTAATCATTTTTTACCTCCAATTTTAATTCACTTTTCAACTCATCGCTGGCATACTCCAACGCTCTCCCATTCTGTTGAACCGCTGCCATGACAACATCCCGATCATTCCGCAATTCCTTAGACGCAAACGCCAACGCTCTCCCATTCTGTTGAACCGCTGCCAATACAACTTCTTTATCCCCCGCTGCCAGCCCCACACACCGATAACCCTTCGATTCCTCACTCGCATAATACAACGTCAATCCATTCTGCGTCACCGCTGCCAGTACAACATCACGATCAGATTTCAATTCATCACTGACATAACACAAAGCATGTTCATCCTGCTTAATCGCTTCCAGTGCCACGTCTTTATCATTTCGAAATGCCCTTACGCAATGCGACAACGCAGAGCCCTCCTGCTTAACCAATTCCAGTATAAAATTACGATCACCTCGCAACTCATCACTGGCATATCTCAACGCCCAAGCATCCTGCTTCACCGCTTCTAAGACAATTTCACGATCATTGCGCAATTCATCAGATGCATACGCCAACGCATACTTCCCCGTAAGGAAGGTCTTCACAGCTTTCAATACCACATCCCGATCATTACGCAACTCCTCACTTGCATACTCCAACGCATACCCCCACTCCTTTACCGCTTTCAATACCACATCCCGATCATTACGCAACTCCTCACTGGCATACTGCAACGCACTCCCCCACTCCTTTACCGCTTCCATCACCACCTCACGATCATTACGCAACTCCTCACTTGCATACTCCAACGCATACCCGTCCCATAGAACCGCTTCCAGCACAAGCTCTTTATCATTGCGCAATTCATCAGATGCATACTGCAACGCAAGCCCATCCTGCTTCAATGCTTCCAACACTTCCTCTTTTGTACTATTCTTATCAATCATTTTTTTCCTCCAATAATTCTGGGTTTTTATAAGCGTTGCCAATAATATGTAAGGGGTATCTATCTTTTTGATTAAGTACAAAAGATATCGGGAAAACAAAATGGAAAGCCTCAAATGCAAATGTTCCCAGGCTAGAGTCATAAAAAATTACAACATCTACACTTTGTTGTTCATCTGTTATAAAAATAGGATGATTTGAATTAACAAATACTATAGGATGAATACGAATAATATCACCAGCTCTAAATTTAATTACAATACTATTTCCATCAATCATTTTTTACCTCCTGCTACATTGCACTCAAATTTTCCACGGATAAAAAGAAAAAAAAGTATAAAAAGAATACACCAAAGCCGCCAATAATAAAAAACATATTGAAAAATCTCCAATAATAAATAAAAAACATATCGAAAAATATCAAATAATAACAAGCATATAGCTG